AGATTGGAGTACATCATATCTGATAATTGGTTGAACCCCACCATCAACAGTTGCTGTGCTTAAAACATCTGGTGATGGGTTGCCGTAAACACCAGCCGTTTCTGTATAAATTACGCATCTAGGTGTGATAGTGCCCGTAATTATAGCACTCTCAGTCATTCCTATTAATGGAGCCATTGCTAACCCAATTGCTATGATTTTTTTTATCATATTTTTCCCTTTTTGTTTTACTTATTATACTGACTATCTACCATCGTATTATGCATTCTCTCTTGAGCCAATCCCAAACCTCTTGCACGCCTGTTATCAGGTAAATATTTTTCAGGATATTTTATTACATCATTATATACACCACCTGGCATAGACACGGTATACAAATTATAACCAGGTATGTTATTCATCATTTCAAATTCTAAAAGTCGTTGAGCATCCTTTTCACTTATTAAAGTATTCTTAATTATTTTCTTAACAATTTCTTCTTTCTTCTTCTTTTCACTCATTTCAAATTGAACTTGCTTTTCAACTTCTTTGTATACTTTATCCGCTAAAGTCTTCTTTATCAAATCATCATCCGTTGGATCAATAACTTCTTTGGTCGTAGGAGGTACATATCCGGGACACTTTGGATCGGTTTTAGTATTTGCACAAGTATCATACATATATTTATATTTTACTGATGCATTTTTAACCTCACCATTACCCTCCACGCTTATCTCTCCTGGTCCCCAATATGTACCAGGTATATTGGCAACCGGAACTAACTTTGTTATACTATTTCCCCTCAGTCCAGACCAATCATCACGGCTTCTGAAAATATATGAATCACTACGTGTGTCTTTGTTTTGTACATTCACTATCATACTGTCACTTTGTTTTTTCACAACAGTGTACTCATATGAAACCGCATTGACTGTTAAACCAGTGTACTGTGGTATAATATTCGTCATAGTCCAATTTAAGGCATTAATAGCCGCATTTGAACTTATATCGTTTACTTTTTCAGAGTAGGAGTAGGAGCAATAAACTAAGGATGCCACCAATACCAAACAATGTCTTAGTTTCATTACTCATTTCTCCTGATTTATTTTCTGTTCCAGGTTGTTTGTCCGCATTTGTTTTCCAAAGTGCTTTAGCTTCTGCTCCAATCAGACCATCATATGGACAAGGAGTACCTGCCATCATCATGGCGTCAAAAACTCGTTTATCTTGACATAAAGTGGATACAGCCGCAATTTTCATACCCATGTCATATAATGTTTTGGATAACTTTAGTCTTTCACAATTCATATCACGTATAGTGGATCCTGCTGAAATACCCAGAATCTGTGTTTGAACTGCTCCTGCTACACCAACTGTACATAGGTCGGTGTTTGAGTTGTTCATGGCTGGAATAATAGCTGATGAAGGTGGGGACTTTAGAGTCGTTGTGGAGTCTATCGTACTTTTAGTGGTGGAATCAGTGGTTATGGTCTGTGCATTTACGATGCCAAGATATATAAATGATAAAACAATCAACACAAATTTTTTCATTTGTACCTCAATTCTGTTGTTTTCTTAAACGAAATATGATAAAATATCTAATAACTCCATATATTTATGAATAAAGGCTTCTTTATGCTACCGAACCTTATGATTTTTGATAACTTTTATGGTAATCCAGAACAAGTACGTGATTTCGCACTATCTTTACCATTTTCTATTTCTGGTAATTATCCGGGTATGAGAACCGATGTGTTAAAAGGTGAACACAACACAAATGCCAAAACCTTATTTGAATCAATCTTACATAAGAAAATATCTTGGTGGCCGGAAGAATACAATACTGCATTTCAGTACACAACCTCCAAAGATAGCACATGGATACACCACGACCCTACGAATTGGGCGGCTGTCTTATACCTAACACCTGATGCACCGCTTGAAGCCGGAACTGCAATTTATCGAAATAAAGAGTCTAAAATTTCGATGTACAATCCAGGAATACCATCAACTGATTACAACAACAACACCGAAGAAATAACCGATTTGGATAAGTGGGAACCAATCGTTCAGGTATCAAACATCTTTAACAGAATGGTAATGTACCGTGGTGAATATTACCACAGAAGTATGTTGCCAGGCTTTGGTGATTCGTTGTATAATGGACGATTATTCCAAACATTCTTTTTCAACACAGAGGTATAATTATGAATATTCAAGGTATTAAATTGGTCACAGGTGAGGAAGTCATTGCCGATGTTTCCGTAAATCAACAAGGTCAATTGCAACTTAAAAATCCCGTACAGCTACGCATGGTCCCACCAAAAATTGCTGGCTCGGCGCCTCAAATGGGTTTTGTTCCTTTTCCAACTTTCTCCCAACAAAAACAAGGTGAAATTGTTCTTGTGGAACCACTACATGTTGTGTATAATTACACACCAGCATCGGACATTTCTGACAACTACAATCAGATGTTTGGCTCCGGTATCATTACTCCTCCAACTCAAATCATCACCGGTTAATGGCTCTTTTCTATACAAACGTACAAGCTGTTGGTAGCAACATTCTTTACCGTGGCGTTACTGACGGCAAAAGAACAAAGCTAAAGATTCCATACCAGCCGACACTATACGAAAAGTCAAGCAAGGTTACAAATTACACATCACTAGATGGTGTGTATCTTCAACCACATAAATTTGGCACGATGCGTGAAGCACGTGATTACCTACGTCAGTTCGAAGGTGTCTCGGGTAAAACCATCTATGGTCAGAATCGTTTTGAATACGCATTCATCGGTGAACAACACAAAGAAATGATTGATTGGGACTTTGATAAAGTCTCTATTGCAATTGTCGATATTGAGGTTGGATCAGAGAACGGCTTCCCTGATCCATATCTTGCCAATGAACCAGTTACTGCTATTGCTCTCCGATTTATCGGTGGGCATATGTTCGTTTTCGGATGCGGTGACTATGAAGTTAAGGGTACAGAACGTTACATGAAGTGCAAAGACGAATATCACTTGCTCAAGTTCTTCCTTAAACTCTGGCAAGAGAAATGTCCTGATGCACTCACTGGCTGGAACACCAAGTTCTTTGACGTACCATATCTTGTAAATCGTATGCGTAAGGTTCTCGGTGAAGATGAGGCTAAGAAGTTGTCTCCGTGGAACATCATCTCTGAACGCCAAGCATTTGTTATGAACCGTAAAATGACGGTGTATGAACTTGTTGGTGTCGGTGACCTCGATTATCTTGAACTGTATAAATGGTATTCACCGAACGGCAAGTCACAGGAATCCTATCGTCTTGATGCAATCGCACAATTTGAACTCGGCGAAGGTAAAATCTCATACGAAGAATATGAAAACCTCCATCAACTTTATCGTTTGAATTACCAACTCTTTATTGAATACAACATCAAAGACGTTGACTTGATTCTCAAACTTGAAGATAAACTCAAGTTGATTGAACTCGCTCTTACTCTGGCTTATGATACGAAGACCAACTATGATGATGTGTTTGCACAGACACGCATGTGGGATGCTCTGACTTACAACAACTTGATGAATCAAAACATCGTGGTTCCTCCACGTGTTATCAAAGAAAAGAGCGAAGCGTTTGAAGGTGCTTTTGTAAAAGAACCACAAGTTGGTCTACACAATTGGGTCGCATCATTCGACTTGAACTCATTGTATCCACACTTGATGATGCAATATAATATCTCACCTGAAACTCTCATTGATCCTGCAAATTACACACCAGAAATGCGTGACGTTCTCTCGCAAGGTGTCACTGTTGACAAACTTCTGAAAAAAGAACTTGACTTGTCTGCTCTCGAAAATGTGACAATCACTCCAAATGGTCAATTCTTCCGTACCGATATACAAGGCTTCTTACCTAAAATGATGGAAGACATGTATGAGGATCGTAAGAAGTTTAAAAAGATGATGATTCAAGCTAAGAAAGACTATGAGGCTGAAAAAGATGATACTAAGAAATATGACATTGAGAAACGTATCGCCAGATACAACAACCTACAACTCGCTAAAAAAGTCTCTCTCAATTCTGCTTATGGTGCTTTGGGCTCCCAATATTTTCGGTTTTATGATTTACGTATGGCCTTGGGTGTCACCACTGCTGGCCAATTCAGTATTCGTTGGATAGAATCTAAAATTAACGGGTACATGAACTCTTTGTTGAAGACCAATAAAGATTATGTGATTGCGTCTGATACAGATTCGATTTATCTCCGTCTCGGTGAATTGGTTGACAAGTTTATTAAAGACACTTCTGATAAGAATAAAGTCATTTCTTTTATGGATAAAATCTGTGAAGAAAAGATACAACCTTTCATTGATAAATCATATGGTGAATTGGCAGAATATGTTCATGCTTATGACCAAAAGATGCAAATGAAACGTGAAGCATTGGCTGACAAAGGTATCTGGACTGCAAAGAAACGTTATATCATGCACGTGTATAACAATGAAGGTGTTCAGTATACCGAACCAGACATGAAGGTCATGGGTCTTGAAATGATTAAGTCTTCCACACCCGCACCTGTGCGTGAGAAGATGAAACAAGCACTTCAGATTATGATGAAGGGTACCGAATCTGACATGCACAAATTCATCGATACTTTCCGAACTGAATTCAAAAAGTTGAATGTGGAAGATATTTCTTTTCCACGTGGTATCAATGGTTTGAAAGAGTATGGAAACAAGACTACCATATATTCAAAAGGTACACCAATTCATGTGAGAGGTGCATTGCTATATAATAAGTACCTTGAAGAAAAAGGTCTATCTAAGAAGTATCCGTTGATTCAAGAAGGTGAGAAAATTAAATTCACTTACCTAAAAACACCAAACACATTCAAAGAAAATGTAGTATCATTTCCAGGAAGATTACCTCCTGAATTTGGTCTTCAAGATTGCATCGATTACAATATGCAATTTGACAAAACATTTCTAGAGCCAATTAAAGTCATTCTTGATTGTATGGACTGGACAACGGAACGAACAAACTCACTATTCGATTAAAGGAAAAATTATGAGCATTTTGGACAAAATTAAAAAGAACAGTTCTATTAAAGACTCCGCCATTCTGGCAAAATCAAAATTCTTTTTAGATAAAGATATGATTCCCACATCCGTTCCCATCGTCAACGTTGCGTTGTCTGGTAAACTAGATGGTGGTCTTACACCAGGTCTTACAATGTGGGCAGGTCCTTCCAAACACTTTAAGACCGCATTCTCACTTTTAATGGCGAAATCTTATCTTGACAAATATCCAGACTCCGCACTTCTTTTTTATGATTCTGAGTTCGGTACTCCGCAAAGTTATTTTGATAGTTTCGGTATCGATACTAACAGGGTGCTTCACACACCTCTTACAGATATTGAACAATTGAAGTTTGATATTATGCAACAACTTACGAATCTGGAACGAACAGACAAACTTATTATTATCATTGATTCAATTGGTAACTTAGCTTCCAAGAAAGAAGTTGACGATGCGCTTGAAGGCAAATCTGTTGCAGATATGAGCCGTGCAAAACAGGTTAAGTCTTTGTTCCGTATGGTCACTCCACACTTGTCACTCAAAGACATTCCAATGGTTGTTGTGAATCACACATACAAAGAAATTGGTTTGTATCCTAAAGATATCGTTGGTGGTGGTACTGGTTCCTACTATTCTGCCGATAACATCTTTATTATTGGTCGTCAGCAAGAAAAAGAAGGAACCGAAGTTGTTGGTTATAATTTTATTATTAACGTAGAAAAGAGTAGATATGTTAAAGAAAAATCTAAAATCCCTGTTTCTGTATCTTTTGACGGTGGCATTAGCCGTTGGTCAGGCTTACTTGATATTGCGCTGGAATCCGGACATGTCATCAAACCCTCAAATGGGTGGTATAGCAAAGTGGATGTATCCACCGGCGAAGTAGAAGAAAAGAAGTATCGTATCAAAGATACAGATACTAAAGACTTTTGGTTACCAATACTAAAAACACAATCATTCCAACAGTTCATTGAGAACAAATACCGTGTTGCGGCAGGGGAAATCATTCAAAAAGAAATTGAGGTAGAAGATGAACCAGTATAAAGAAGGTGTTGATTTTAACTACGTAATTCCAGAATCGGAAGAAACTACAGTTGGTATCAAACTACTGTCAGGAAAATATATAGATACCGTTTATCAATATGGTAAAGTGAAGTTTGAGGAGGAGAAAGATGGTGCCATCTATCTCCAATTCGTGTATAATGTGTTAGAGTCTCCTTTACTAAAAGAAGAACTTGAAACTGACATGAATTTCAAGAATCACATTGGTGATGTTTTGGTTAGTATCATGTCAAATAATATTGATAAAGGAATTATTGATGAAGTTGGAACAGACTATTCTGAGGAACCTGATAACGAATGAAGATTATTTGAGGAAGTCTTTACCGTTCCTCAAAGATGAATACTTCACAGACAGGTCCGAAAAGGTAATTTATGATGAAATCTTATCATTTACAAATGCTTACAATAGTACACCATCAGTTGAAGCGATTACATTGGCCATCAAAGAGAGGCGTAATCTCACAAATGAAGAAGTGGAGAAGTGCGAAACTTATCTACAAGAAATTGAACAATCTTCAAAGACGGAACAAAAAACTGATAACAATTGGCTCATCGACAAAACTGAAAAGTTCTGCCAGGAAAAAGCCATTTATAATGCAGTCTTAAATTCTATTTCCATCCTTGATGGTAAAGATAAGACCAATGACAAGGGTGCGATTCCTAAAATTCTATCCGATGCACTTGCAGTAAGTTTTGATAACTCTGTTGGTCACGATTACTTGGAGGACTCTGATGGGCGATATGAATTCTATCACCGAACAGAAGAACGAATTCCGTTCGACCTTGACTACTTCAACAAAATCACGAAGGGTGGTCTACCTAAGAAAACCCTTAATATCGCCTTGGCTGGCACTGGTGTTGGTAAGTCCCTTTTTATGTGTCATGTCGCCGCTGGTGCTATGTCACAAGGTAAGAACGTATTGTATATCACAATGGAAATGGCAGAAGAAAAGATTGCAGAACGTATTGATGCAAACTTACTGAACGTTTCTATTGATGATTTGATTCAACTTCCCAAAGACCTGTATGATAAAAAGGTCAAGCGTGTCAAAGAGATGACTACAGGTAAATTAATTATTAAAGAATATCCAACAGCATCTGCATCTGCTGTACATTTTAGAACCTTGTTAAATGAACTTAACCTTAAAAAATCTTTTGTACCTGATATTATCTTCATTGATTATCTTAATATTTGTTGTTCATCGAGGATTAAGGCAGGTGCAAACATCAACTCATACACTTATGTTAAATCCATTGCAGAGGAATTGCGAGGACTTGCCGTTGAATTCGGAGTCCCAGTTGTATCTGCTACACAAACAACACGGTCCGGTTTTACTTCATCCGACCCCGGACTCGAAGATACAAGTGAAAGTTTCGGTTTGCCAGCAACCGCTGACTTGATGTTTGCTCTCATTTCTTCCGAAGAACTTGAAGCACTCGGTCAGATTATGGTGAAACAGTTGAAGAATAGATATTCCGATCCATCAAAATTCAAAAGATTCGTACTCGGTGTTGACAGGTCTAAGATGAAGCTGTATGATGTGGAACAAGATGCACAATCTGGTCTAGCTGATGCCGGACACAATCCAACACAAAGACCTCCACAACAACAAAATGGTAACTTCAAGAAGAAAGATTTTGGAGGGTTCAAAGTATAAATACTTTCATTTGGAGTGTTTATACATGGCCGCACAACAAGGTTTTCAATACGAAGTGAATGCCGCAGATATATTAAAACCTTTGGGGTTTGTACCTAAGAATTTTATTCCTGCTGGCGCTGGCAGTGACCAGCCAGACCTGATGCTTGAATATAAAAAGAAGAAGGCTGGTTGTGAATTAAAAATCACCGCCGCATCAGCCGGTTCTCTTGTGATGAAATATGACAGTAAAGACAAAAAGAATCCATGGAAATTTGGTGACATTAAAAAAGATGATGATGAAAAACAATTCATCGCCGATTTAGCAGAAGAAGTCGGACTGTTCGATATTATAAAAAAACAATGGAAAGAAATTCCATTTAAAAGAGATAAAGATTTGTTATGGGAAGCCACTGCTGGTAAATTAACAAACCAGCAGAGATATGAAAGAGACCGTGATACATTTTCAGATATTCGTGGTGAAATTGCGGCAAGCAAGATTGAAGAATACTACAATAAAAAAGATACGTTTTATGTGAATGTTGGTACACATGGTTTCTATTTGATGGGTTCTAAAAATCCATTAAAGTTAAAAGATGTTCCAATGTTTGGTAAATCAGCTAAGGCAACATATCGAGCCCGTGTACAATACAAAGGTGGGGGTAATTACCAGTTTACATTTGAAATGCAGTTCTCAATACCCGCAAATAAAAAATCACCATTTAATATAGCGCCAGTTGACGGAAAATCTGTTACAATTAGAAAAGACCAACTAAATCTCTCCTGTTTTATTTAATATGCCACTAGACAAAGATACCCAAAAAATTCTCAATGAATATGATGATGATTTTGATTTCGGATTCACCGCTACCGATGAAGAAGAATATAACTCTCTCATTTCACAAAAACAAGATACAGTAGAACAGTACAAAGCAAGACTGGCCGAGGCTGAAAAACTTATCATTCCTTTTTTGATGAAACTACTCAAAACTGCGGATCAACCAATCATTAAGTGGCCAAATCGTGGACCAGTTATTGAAGCACAGATACAGAAAATTCTTAAGGTGACACGGAGCTAAATTATGAAACCATTGGTGACGGTCATTACGCCAACTACGGCTAGTGACCAATTAAGTGATGTATTGAAATCAATCGACAGACAAACATACCAAAACATACAACACCTTGTTGTTGTTGACGGGTTCGACAAGTATGGTGCAAGAGCCACACAACTCATGGAAGGTGCAACACGTTCCACAGCATTCTCACTCCCATATAATACAGGTTACGATCAATACAATGGCCATAGAATTTATGGTGGAATGTCTTATATTGCAGAGGGTGAGTATATCTGTTTCCTTGACCAAGATAATTGGTATGAAGATCATCATATCGAATCTCTTGTTGATGTTATTCAACATGGCAATGAATGGGCTTATTCCCTCAGAAAAATTGTATCACAAGAGGGTACATACATATGTAATGATGATTGTGAATCTCTTGGTAAATGGACCTCGGTTATCAATGATAAATTTATTGATGTGAATTGCTTTATGATTCCCAAAGCGGCGGCAATTCAATTCTCTCCTTACTGGTATCGCCGTGCAAGGCACCCACAGGAGCAACCAGAAGTTGATAGAATTCTATCACCATTTATGATGCAGATGTGTAAAAAATTTGACACGAATGGTGAGTATACTGTAAACTACAGGGTAGCAAGCCGAGCAGATTCGGTACAAGATGTTTTCTTTATTAAAGGAAATGAAGTGATGAAACAGAGAATGAATGGAGAATACCCATGGCGCAAAAAGACCTAATAATAGGCGCATTTAATAACTACACAGATTATGACGTACTCAAACCTTGGGTACAATCTATCAAAGACACCGGCTTCACAGGTGACACAATTCTATTTGCAATTGGAACTACACCTGAATTGGTAAAGAAGTTGATTGAAGAAGGTGTTATTGTCATACCAGTTCCACACAATGACAAGATGATGATCCATATGCAACGATTCATACACATCTATAATTTCTTGAAAGAGAATGAAGGGGTGTATCGTTATGTCGTTTCAACTGATGTTCGTGATGTTATATTCCAATCAAATCCTTTTGAATATCTCGAAGGTTATATTGATCCAATGTATGCAACAGGACTTGTTGCATCGTCAGAGTCTATCAAAGTAAAAGATGAGGACTGGAACAGAGAAAACATTCGCAAAAACTTTGGTGATTATTTCTATAACGAAGTGAAAGAAAATGAAATATGTAACGTTGGTGTTCTAGCAGGACGTTCTGAATTGATTAGAGAATTATGTTTCTATCTATATCAATTCTCACTCAATCGTGCTGATTGGGTTTGCGACCAAGCCGCTTACAATATGTTGTTAGGTACAAAAATCTGGAGTACTAAAACACATGTGACGAGATTAAAGGATGCATGGGCTGTGAATGCACATGTGTCAAACAAACCCGACCTTGTGGAAAAACTGAAACCTTATTTATTGGAAGAAGCACCTACAATTACAGAAGATGGACGTATTATAAACTCTGACGGAATTCCTTTTGTTATTGTGCATCAATACGACCGTGTTCCAGAATGGATGGAATATTTCTCTAAAAAATATGGAACAAATCTCACGGCGGAAACAAATACCGGCAGTTCGCCTAAATACTTTTTGTATAAATCATAATTTAATAAATATGGGACTTTGAAATGAGCAAAATTAGCATCGTAACTGCCTTCTATGATATCGGTCGTGGCGACTGGTCAACAAACACAGAGAAAAATGGTGGGCCACTTCCACATTATTTACAGCGTTCTGTTGACAAATACATCGACCACTTCACACGCATGTGTGAGATTGATACAGAAATTATTGTTTACACTTCACCTGATATTGCGCCACGTTTAGCCGCAATTTCTCCTAATGTTAAAGTAGTTGAATACGATTACTTCAACATTCATAAAGAACTCCGTGATAAGATTGAAGCAATTCAAACCTCACCTGAGTTCGTCAAAAAAATTAATCCATATCAAGTTCGTAATCCAGAATACTGGTCTAAAGACTATGTTGGTGTTACATCACTCAAAGCATTCTATGTTTCAGACGCATTTGAACGTGGTCTAATCACGAATGAATTTGCCGCTTGGGTTGACTTTGGTTATTGCCGTGATGACGAACATATTCCTTTAAATAAAACTTGGGAATATGATTTCACTCCAGGTTTGATGCACTATTTTAATTATCGTGATCCAGAATTCAGGCAAGCAAAACAACAAGTTTCTCAGGCTGTACAAAATAATGTAGTGTTCATTATTGGTGGTGTATTCGTTGCACAAAAAGAACAATGGCAAGTTTTGTCTGTTGAAATGAAAGAAGCACTTGAATATTTGATGAGCATTGGTCTTGTTGATGATGACCAAGGTTTATTGCTAATGTCTTATTTTAAAAATCCTGATATGTATGAACTTCATAAGATGCCACTTGATGCACCTATTGAAGACGTTCGTTCAATTCTAAGAAAGTTTAACAAACATGAGTAAATTGGTTATTTTTGATCTTGATGGTGTCTTAATCGATTCACGTGAGTTGCATTATGATGCGTTGAATGATGCACTACGCAAAGTCGGTGAAGAATTCGTAATCACACGTGAGGAACATCTCAGTAAATATGATGGTCTGAATACGACCAAAAAACTGAAGATGCTGACCGAGCAAAAAGGTCTACCTGTATCCGTATATGACCAAGTTTGGAAAGATAAACAAGATGCAACATTTAATCTTGTTCGTGGCTTCTGTAAAGAATATTTGCTACAGACTATCTTCCGTCAGATTAAAGCACGTGGTTATAAAATTGCAGTTGCATCAAACTCTATTCGTGAAACTGTAAAATTATCTCTACTAAGTATTGGTGTGATGGATGAAGTTGATTATTTTGTCAGTAATGAGGATGTATCACGCACGAAGCCATATCCAGAAATGTACTGGAAATGTATGACTGCGCTAAATGCACTTCCTAAAAGTACAATTATTGTGGAAGATAGTCATATTGGACGCCAAGGTGCATTAGATTCTGGAGCACATTTGCTTGCGGTCGAAAATGCAAAAGAAGTTAACTCTGAACATATGATGCAAAGGATTTATGACCTTATGAATACAATTGAAGGTACAAGCAAAAAGTCTCTACCATGGAGAGACAAGAAATTGAACGTTTTGATTCCGATGGCTGGCGCTGGTTCACGTTTCGCACAAGCTGGTTACACTTTCCCAAAACCACTCATTGAAGTCCGTGGTAAGCCGATGATTCAAGTTGTGGTTGAAAACTTGAACATCGAAGCAAACTATATTTTCTTGGTCCAAAAGGATCATTATGAAACATATAATTTGAAGTACCTGTTGAATCTAATTGCACCTGGTTGCAAGATTGTGCAAGTTGATGGTATCACGGAAGGTGCCGCCTGTACGACTTTGCTTGCTAAAGAACACATCGACAATGATGCACCTTTGGTTATGGCAAACTCAGACCAATTCGTTGAATGGAACTCAAATGAATGTATGTATGCATTCTCAGCGGATTCTATCGATGGTGGTATTCTAACATTCAAAGCAACACATCCAAAATGGTCCTACGCAAAACTTGATGAAAATGGTTTTGTATCCGAAGTTGCAGAGAAGAAAGTTATTTCAGATGAAGCAACAGTTGGTATCTACTACTGGCGTCACGGTTCAGACTATGTTAAGTATGCTGAACAAATGATTTCTAAGAACATTCGAACCAACGGTGAATTCTATACTTGCCCCGTGTTCAATGAGGCAATCGGTGATGGTAAAAAGATTCGTGTTAAAAATATTGAGAAGATGTGGGGTATCGGTACACCTGAAGACCTGAATTACTTCTTGGACAATCACAAGGAGTAAAAATGATTTTATTTGATGTTGGTGCCCATCACGGCCAAGACTCGCTTAATGTGACACAGCATAATCCAAATGTTATTTGTTATGCGTTTGAACCTACACCTGAACTTGCTAGACTGCTACGTATTGCGGCAGAAGCGAGAAACATGAAAGACCGTTATCATGTTTACGAACAAGCTATCTCCGATTTTGATGGTGAAGCAGATTTCCATATGGTTGAAGGTGACACTGGTTCAGCATCACTTAATGATTTTTCAGACAATTTATCCGAAACATGGCCGGGTCGCACAGACTTTGTTGTACGTGGCTCAAAGAAAATTAATGTTTATAGGCTTGATACTTGGTTAACAATTTTTGCATCCGAAATTACTTGTATCGACCACTTACATATTGATGCACAAGGTTCAGACTTAGCTGTACTCAAAGGCCTTGGTGAAAAAATATCGATGGTACAATCTGGTGTTGTTGAAGTTCCACAGTCAGAGGAAGTTAGTCTATATAAAGGACAACACACCAAACAGGAAGCACTTGACTTTTTGGAACAGAATGGATTTGTGATTGATAAAATTACGTCACAAGTGAATGAAGATAATTTATATTTCGTGAGGAAAACATGAACGTAGCAGTAGTATTGACAGGTCACATGCGTTGTTGGGAACAAGTTTATCCCAATTTTAAAGAACATATCGTTGACAGATATAATCCAGATATTTTCATACACACATGGGGCGATGAAGCATACTGGGACCCACACAGCGAAGCTGGAATTGTTGATGATGCACCAATGATTGATAATGAAGCAATCATTGAAACATACAAACCCATCGATTTCATTGTTGAAGATTATAATGACCACAAAGAAGACTTTGCTAAACGTGCCGAGTTTTATAAAAACTTTTATCATGTACCCAAGAACATTGTCTCCATGTTGTATAAACTTGGATCAGGTATGTTAATGCTTGAAGACCATATGTTTAAAACTGGTAAGCAATATGATTTAGTCATTCGTATGCGTCCAGATTTAACTTTCAATGAACCATTACCAGATTTCAATCCACAAAAATTCTATACACTCGGCTATAGAAACCATATGGGTCAAGGAACATCCGACATGATTCAAGTTGGTAATTTCTTCTCAATGTGTCTATTTTCAAAAGTGTTGCATTTCTTACCACAAGTTTATAATGAAACCGGTCTTTTGTGTCCACATGTTATCTCTGAACAATTCATCCGCAGACTTGGATTGCCATGGGAAGAATTTATGATTAACAAAACGATTATGCATACACCACTTGGTGAATACAAACACAAGAGTCTCTATCAATGAAAATGATTGCACATCGTGGTCTATTTGAAGGACCCGACAAAGGAAAAGAAAATCGTCCCAGTCAAATCCTATTGGCGTTGGAAAAAGGATATGACTGTGAGATTGATCTTTGGTGGATAAAAGACCAGTGGTGGCTGGGGCATGATGAGCCACAATATATGGTCAAAGAAGAATTCATCGGCAAACAAGGCCTTTGGCTACACTGTAAAAACTTAGATGCACTACACGAATTAATTGGTAGACCATTCAAGTATGTTTATTTTTGGCACCAAGAAGATGATTTCACACTAACATCAAATGATGTTATTTGGACATATCCCGGAAAAAAATTAACAAGCAAATCAGTTGCGGTCATGCCTGAAAGGTGTCCTTCCTATTGGGAATATATAAAGGGTCGAAACCTTATTGGAGTCTGTACTGATTATGTCGAAAAATTCATCTCTGAAACTAGCACTGTGTCTGTCGGGACAAGCTAGAAGTTTATTTCAAGCAAAAAACTACATTAAGAGAAATCTTTTAGATATTTACAATGTAGATGTTTTCTGCCATACATGGAAACCACAGGGTGGTATAATCCAGATGAAGATGTATGAAGATATAAATTTCATCTACGATCCAATATATCTGGCATACGATATGCCATTACCGGCAACAACAAACTCCGACATGTTTGTTCCGAATGCTTCACATCCAGCTAATTTCTGTACGTCAATGTTTTATTCAATTTATAAAGCAAACGACCTGAGAATTCGCCATCAAGTTTTAAATGATGTAAAATATGACTTTGTTATACGAAGTAGGTTTGACCTAGCACTCAATAAAGTCATAGACTTTTCTTCTCTGGAAAAAGGCAAAGTGTATATATCGAAAGACACTGATGGACCTAATCCATTATTGAATGACCAATTTGCCATTGCTGATCCAGACACAATGAATGTTTACGCTTCAACATATTTAAATTTGAGGCGCCTCGGTGTTCCTCTTTGTGGCCACGAAATGCTACATGAGCAACTACTAAGAAATTCTATACCAGTTGAACGTATTGATATTGACCACCCTTTTACGGATGGTAAATTTAACATTGGAAAGCATTCCTTGATTAGAGAAGATATGGATAAATGGGTGGATATTAAGATTTGGGGTTACTAAATAAGTAAAGAGTTGACCAAAGTGTGTTGACAGTCGCATCTCGGAGAGTAATAAATGAAACCCTTTAGACACTGGCTTAATGAAAGTTTCGGTGAAGACCACAAATACTCGGCACTAAAGCCACACCATTCCTATAAAACTTCAGATGGTCATGATATTAATGTTCATGTGTTTAATAATGTCCGCGGCAAACACGCGGTATTTTTTAATAAAGATTTAAATCAGGTAACCAAACTCGTACACTGGTCGAATGGATCAGATACACCATCAAAGTCGGACTTAGAAAAAGCGGGTTACGATTCCGAATCTTTACATGAAGAAGCTGGATTGACACCAGATTCCGCAGGAAAAATCTCAGAATACTCTGCTGCCATTCATATGTTAGGCCACAAACATAAAGATTTGGGTACATATGGAACTGATGAACATTATAAAGAAACTCAACCACACGAAGAAGCTATTCGTAAACTAGCCGTGGGAAAAAATGCACAGCAAGTTGGTATTAGAAAACGACATGGCCAAGAGATGGCTAGTGCCGCCTTAGAAGCAATAATGTTAAAACATGGTCCTGATGCAAAGATCACTGATGTTGG